CGGATAGTAATATCCTTGTGACATTAGCCGAATCAGCTAAGACGATTCAAATGGTTAAGGAACCATTTCGTCTACTCAAGCACGATTGGAGGAAAACCTCCAAACGGCTGTCTGCTTCTGTCCTTTCCAAGGGCGGAGCAAACGTCTGGCTCAGTTGGAAGTATGGTTGGATGCAATTATATCGCGACGTTGTAGCTTTCGCTGCAATTAAGCGACGCATTCAAAACCATATTAACTTCTTATCCCAGACTAGAGGGTCATGGCAATCACTGGCTGAAAGCCAGGTAGATTATGGCACCTGCTCTCCCATACAGGGTAGTCCCAATGTTGGCTTTTGGTTAGAACCCTCGATTAACGTGGTTCGTAGAGCTACGTTCTCTCTGGATATTTTCCGGAGTGAGCAAGCTACGCGTTTCACAAATTTCGAGCTCTTTCTTCAAGCTTCAGGGGCTTATGATATCCTGTTCGCGCTGTGGGACCTGGTCCCTTTTTCCTTCATTGTCGACTGGTTTGTCGATATAGGAAATTGGTTAAACACAGGTTCTATCTACTGGAATCGTTTTAAGCTACGTAAGATGGGTTACTCTATCAAGACGACGTATAACTGCAAACTTAAAGTTGGCAGTATTGCGGCGAATTGGCAGGGCTCCACCGAGCCTGTTTATTACGATGCTCCGGAGTATGTAGGTTATAAAACCTACTACCGGACCCCGGGGTTTCCCCCGAGTACCAGCGGCGTTGGCCTTTTTGGCGGCCTCACTCTTACACATCTTGCTGACTCTGCTGCAATAATTGCTCAGAGAATGTAAGGTAAAACCTAAACCATGGAGGCGTTATGGCTGCTTCTGCAACCCTCGTCCTAAATGAACTTGACGACACAGCGATTACTTATACGCTGGCTGGTCAAACCGCACAGGGCGCGGAATACAAAAATGTAAACCGTGCTCTCAGTCTTCCCCAATCGTTGGATTTTTCCTATAATATAGGTCAACCGACGTCAAAGGGTAATGACAAGCTCACCATCACACTTAAGAATGCCGTGCAAGACGCCAATGGCGTTATTGCTGTAGGCTCTCTTAAGATTGTGGTGTCTGTTCCGCGCAACACTGGTTGGACCACAACTGATACAGCGGACCTTTTGGCCCAGCTTGTTCTATTGTGTGCCGATGCCAATTGCACGGATATAGCTAATGGAATGGTTCCATAACAACCATGTGGTTGAAATGGATTAACCACTTGCGAGATCTATTTCAGGTCTTGCTTGTGGTCTACCAGACCATTTGCGGTCTTAGGGCGTTGGTAGGTAGGGTAGCTGTAACAGCTAAGGGAGGAAACGGTATGAAAACCGAGACCATAATGCCTTTTGCAGTTATGCAATCCTTTTATCGTGCCTTGTTCTTTGATTTGGCACAACGAATCCCTTCTGGCTTCTACGAGTCGGATCTCGACTATCTTTTCTCTCGTTTTGAGAAAGAAGGTAGTGCGTTTCTTTTTACCACTCTCCCTTTATTGGGTAAAGCGGTCGAAAAAGCGCTCATCCTCGAGGATAAAATTGAAATACCTCTTGGATGGAGATTGAAACGTGGAACCCGGTTGCCGGTCTTCTTGAATTGTATCTTTACGATACTTTTCTTCGAAGACGGGTCTCTGCGTTCTTCCTTTTTGGGAGAACCCTCTAAGGAAGCATACGATGCCCTATTTTTCATAAGGCAAATATGTGGACTTTTTGGAAAGGTTGAGACTCAGGCATCTCCTCAGAAAGATTTAGAGGCTTTGAAAGGCTTCAGAGATCGATCTACTCGCTCGTGGGATCCTCCGTTTAAAAACGAAGTATTTCGCGAAGTGATTACTCAGAGTCGTAAGACTCTGGAGAAGATGTTCTCGGGCGATCACCCAATCCTAACCCAGCTCCGAGAGTTCCAAAAGAACCCTTGGGGTAGGCATGGACCAGGTGCTGTCGCGATGTCCGAGTGCGGTGGTGAAAAATGGGCCCACTATTGGTGGCCTGGCTTACCCGACAATTTGTTCGAGTGGAGCCAAGGTAACTTTGTTAAGGGGGGACACCCTCTTCTCAGTCAGCCCAGTGCTCGTGCGGTTACAGTGCCCAAAGACTTTCGTGGTCCTAGGGTTATCTGTATAGAGCCTAAAGAAAACCAATTTGCCCAACAAGGGCTAATGGAAATCCTTTATGCATATGTACAAGCACATCCGTTCACCCGGAACGCCATTTCTTTTGAAAACGTAGAACCATCCAAGAGGTTATGCTTCGAGAATTTTTACTCGACAATTGACCTTAAGGATGCTAGCGATACCATAAACATTGGTTTAGCTAGGCTGATTCTACCGAGATGGCTTTTCGCTTTGGTTACTCGCTATCGTTCAAGGCAGGTATCATCGGTATTGCTAGATGAGACCTGGAGAACGACATGCTTAGCAAGCATGGGAAATGCAACATGCTTCCCCCTTGAGACGCTAATATTCTGGGCTATTGCTCAGACAGCGATCTTTATATTGTGGAAGCGCTTGCCTTTTAGGTGGAAAGATACTGTTAACCGAAAACTTCGTGTTTTCGGTGATGACATTATTGTCCCATCGTGGGCTTGTGATTTCGTAGTCGAGTGTCTAGAGACTTGTGGATTGGTTATAAATAGTGAAAAGACCTGCCATCTTTCCTTAGTTAAGGAGAGTTGCGGCGAATGGACCTACAATAACCGGTCGATTTGCATTGTAAAATGTAAATCCACACATGTTAAAGACCACAGATCATGGCTACAGTTCCGTGATTATGCTGAGCAGTTTGAAAATAATAACTGTCACGCAACGGCTGTATTCATGGAAGACTTATGCAGTGGTAAGTATCCTGAAGAGTCTTTTAAAGTTAGATTCAACAGGAGTACTCATTGCAAAGAAATCCGTGTTCCCCAGTATGTAACTAAGGGGAAGCGATCGAGGCTGGACGACTACGCTGGGCTTTATGCCTGGTACGTTCGGAACGATGTTACACCGTACCTTCACGGTTCCAGGAAACTGGTAAAATGGAGGTGGATTCCTTACTCGACTTTTACAAAAGTCCGGTAAACCATAGTTTGGTTCTTAAACCAGGCTGTGCTTTGTCGTAAAGCAGACAGTGCACGTTGTGTTTTTCACACGTCGTGCCACCGCCC